TCACCATATGACGCTGGATTCTTCTATTGCCCATACGTTCCATTACAGATGGTTCGTGCAGTTGGTGAAAATAGTTTTCAACCAAAAATCGGGTTCAAGACTCGTTATGGATTGGTTGCTAACCCATATGCAGAAGGTACAACAGTTGGTAGCGGTGCTCTTACAGCTCGTGCAAATACCTACTACAGAATCTTCCGTGTAGACAATATCAATTCTGTATAATAACAAAAAAATAGATTGATAGTACTTAGGGGGAGTTTTTACTCCCCCTTTTTTTGGCATAAATAGTATGTGAGAAGGAGATTATAATGGATCTTGTAACAAATTCTGTAAATTTTTTAAATACACAAAACTTTACATTTAATAGTAATATGTGTCCGTCATTAGGCCCATATGTACAAGAGTTAACTTTGCCTGGCATACAGTTAGGAGAGGCGATCGCTGAAACCCCATTCGTTGCAAGAAAAGAGCCAGGGGATAAGTTGATATATTCTCCATTGGGCATTTCATTTACAGTAGATGAAGATATGAAGAACTGGTTGGAAGTTTACGATTGGATTACTGCACTTGGTTTCCCAGAAAATTTTCAACAATATGGAAATTTCCAAAACGCAAAAAGAATTAACTTAAAGTCTGTATTTGATGACCTTACAATTCTTGTAAATAATAATCAAGAACAACCAATTATAAGAGTCACATTTAAAGATGCATTTCCAATCTCTATTGGAGATATCCCATTAACGACATCCGCAACTGAGGCGGCCCCACCAGTCGCACAGGCAGATTTTCAGTACAGAAACTATGTGGTGGAACGATTATAAATAATTATTAATTGAATGGATTTTTTATTATGAGTGAATACTCTAAATTATTATCAAAAATAGCAGAACTTACCAAAGAGTCCGAAAAGGATGTTAAGATTGATTTTCTAAGACTAGAAGACGAACTAGTTCACAATCAAAATCTAATCGGTAAGTGGATGACCTACCAACAAGTAAATCAGACAAAACTTCAGTTTATTGAACTGGAATATAAAAAATTAGTCGGTGATAAAATGAAGTACTATACAGGTAAGATGTCTGAAGATGAAATCATATCCAAAGGATGGCAGATAGAGGGAACCAAAATTCTTAAATCTGATGTAGGTTCTTGGATGGATAGTGATCCAGATGCTTTAAAGTTAAAAAAGAATGTGTTACTTCAAAATCAAATTTTAGATTTAATTAGTAAGACATTAGACATATTAATAGACCAAAAGAAATGGACTATAAAAAATTACATAGACTGGAAAAAGTGGTTAGAAGGTAATTAATGTCTAAATTTTATGCTGCTAAATTAAATGAGGTTTACTTACAAGTAGACGCAGATGAACTGCACATGTTAAAGGAGCTTGTGGATTACTTCACATTTAAAGTTCCTGGCGCTGAATTTATGCCTGCATATAAAAACAAGTATTGGGATGGTAAAATCAGGATATTCAATCCGACTAATTGCAAATTGTATGTTGGACTACTAAATCAGTTAAAATTTTTCTGTGATAAAAACGGATACGAACTGTCCTTTGAAGATGACTTAACGGATACAAATTTTACAGATAACAACTTACAAGAGTTGTGTAAATATATTGACCCATACAGTCAAGGAAAGAAAATTGAGTATAGAGATTATCAACTTGATGCTATAAAACACGCAATCAACTACAATCGAGCACTACTTCTTTCTCCTACTGCATCAGGAAAATCTCTGATTATATATACATTGGTCAGATTTTATAATATGCATCCTAATGTAAAGGGAAAGAAAATATTAATAATTGTACCCACAACATCTTTGGTGTCGCAAATGTATTCTGACTTTGCGGATTATGGATGGGACGCAGAAAAATACTGTCACAAGATATTCCAAGGACAGAGTAAAGAAACCGATAAGAAAGTTGTAATATCTACATGGCAATCTATCTATAAGATGCCTAGAGATTATTGGGGTCAGTTTAATGTTGTAATTGGTGATGAATGTCACTTGTTTAAAGCAAATTCTTTAAACAAGATTATGGACAGACTCACTGATTGTAAATACAGATTTGGAACTACTGGAACTTTGGATGGAAGTAAAACTCACAAATTAGTTTTGACTGGATTGTTTGGTGATGTAAAACAAGTTACAACCACAAGAAAACTAATTGATAGTAAAACTCTTGCAGACTTTAGTATTAAGTGTATTGTACTTAAATACTCTGAGAAAATTTGTAAGGAAATGAAAGGAACCAAATACGCAGACGAAGTAGAGTGGATTGTTACAAACAATAGAAGAAACGAATTCATTAAAAACTTGGTTCTAGATTTAAAGGGTAATACACTCGTTTTATTTAACTTTGTAGAAAAGCATGGAATTCCATTACATAATTTATTAAAGGATGGCGCAGCTGAAAACAGAAGAGTCTTTTTTGTACATGGAGGAGTTGACACAGAAATTAGAGAAGAGATACGAAGAATTACAGAAAAAGAGAAAGACGCAATTATCGTGGCTTCTTATGGTACATTTTCTACTGGTGTCAATATTCGTAATCTACACAATGTAGTTTTTACATCTCCTTCGAAGAGTCGGATACGAAATCTTCAATCGATTGGAAGAGGATTGAGGAAAGGAAATAACAAAGAGCGTGCAGTGTTGTATGATATTGCTGATGATATGAAGTATAAATCACATATGAATTTTGCACTGAGGCATTTTTATGAAAGACTAAATATTTACAACGAAGAGAAATTTGATTTCAAAATTCATGAAGTTAAAATTTCAGAGTAGTATAAAAAAGGATTATTTCCGAAATGAATATTGAGTATAAACTAATTAAACTCATAACAAAAGAAAATATAATCACTCAAGTCATTCCCGAAGAAATAGAAGGGAAGAGTTATATAATTTTTCATAATCCATATGAGATTAAATCATTCATAAACCCTCAGAACGGAGAGTTTAGCACTACACTCATCGATTGGTTAACTTTTTCAACAGATAACTTTACAAAAGTCGCACTTAATGATATAATTACTGTTAATGAACCAAATAAAGATCTAGTTGACCATTATCAAATGATTTTAAACAACAGAAATTTTAATGAACAGATTGATAAAGAAGTCGGAACTGCTCCCCTAGAGAACAGTGTAAGTATTGATGAATCAGAAGAACCTTTACAAGAAGACTTCTTAGAGATGTTAATAAAGCAGTCTAATAGAACAATACATTAATATCCTTAACCATCCACATAGTGGATAATACACGATTGTCAAGGACTTGTCAAGAGAAAAAAATAAAAAAAAAATTGATTGACACGTTAACCATTTTGTGGTAGTATGTACATAACTTTACATTAGGAAAAGAATAATATGCCAAAAACTAAAGATAAAAATACAAGACATCATTATGTTGACAACAAGCTCCTTTTTCAAGAGATGCGAAAGTATAAGGAAGCAGTCAACCAATCAAAGGAAGAAGGGACAGAGCGTCCAAGAGTTCCTAACTATATAGGCGAGTGCATTATGAAAATTGCACAACACTTATCCTATAAACCAAACTTTATTAACTACACATACAAAGAGGAAATGATATCTGATGGGATAGAAAATTGTTTGTTGTACATTGACAATTTTAATCCAGAAAAATCATCGAACCCTTTTGCATATTTTACTCAAATCATTTACTATGCGTTTATTCGAAGAATTCAGAAGGAAAAGAAACAATCTTATGTTAAGTACAAATCTCTAGAAAATCAAGAACTTCTTGATGAAGTAATGTCCGGCCCAGATAATAGTCAGATAAAAAGAGGTGTCTTAGATTTCATACACAGTAACATGGATGGATTTCTTGCTGAATTTGAAGAAACTCAGAGAAAAAAGAAAGAGAAAGCAAAAGAGAAAAGAATGCAGAATAAGGAAGCATAATTTATAATGAAAATTGCATTGATTACGGACACTCATTTTGGTGCCCGAGGCGACTCTATTCTATTTCATAATTATTTTTTGGAATTCTATGATAATGTTTTCTTCCCTTATCTTGAAGATAATGGAATTGACACGGTTATTCATTTAGGCGATGTAACCGATAGACGAAAGTTTATTAACTATAATATCTTAGATGGATTTAAAAGTAGATTTATTGAGCGCCTAAAGAAATACGATACCTATTTTATCATTGGTAATCATGATGTGTATTATAAAAATACAAACCGCATTAATTCAATGGAACAGTTATTTGGTGATGAATTAAAAATTTATACTGAAACCACAACTTTAAATTTTGATGGAACAGATGTATGTTTTATTCCTTGGATTAACTCAGAAAATTATGATAACACAATATCTCATTTAAAGAAAACCAAAGCAAAGATTGCAATGGGACATCTTGAAATCGCAGGATTTGAAATGGGCGCTGGATTGATGTGTCATGATGGTATGGATAAAAAATTATTCAAAAATTTTGATATTGTGATGTCTGGCCACTTCCATCATAAATCTCACAATGGAAACATTCATTACTTAGGAAATCCATATGAAATTACATGGGTTGATTGTAATGATAAAAGAGGTTTTCATATTTTTGACACTGAAACATTAGAACTAGAACATATTATAAACCCATATAAAATGTTTCACAAAGTTTATTATGACGAAGATGAAAAAATTTCTGCAAGCAAATACAAAGACAAATATGTTAAGTTGATTGTAAAAAATAAAACGGACTCTTATAAGTTTGATGTTTTTGTGGATGAACTTTATAGGAATGAAGTTGCCGATTTATCAATTGTAGATGATTCAACTGAATGGGATTTTGAGGAGGCATCTGATATTGATGCAACTGAAGATACAATGTCACTTTTAACAAATTATATAGACAACTACGAAATCGATGTAGATAAAAACAAGTTGAAGAGTATCATGCAAGACTTGTATGTTTCTGCGTTGAGAGGTGCGTAAATGATTGAATTTAAAAAGATTAGATGGAAAAACTTCTTATCGACAGGTGATAATTTCACAGAGATACAGTTAAATAGAACTTCATCAACTTTGATTGTTGGGGAAAATGGCGCTGGTAAGTCTACTATACTTGATGCCCTAACATTTGGACTATTCGGCAAACCCTTCCGTAAAATTAACAAACCGCAACTTGTTAATACTGTTAATGAAAAAGACTGTGTAATCGAAATTGAATTTTCAATAGGTAAACGAGAATATTTGGTAAGACGAGCGATTAAACCAAATAACTTCGAAGTTTATATTGATGGTAAGATGTTAGACCAAGACTCTAAAATTAGAGACAGTCAAATCTATCTAGAAGAAAACATTCTTAAACTTAATTTTAAATCTTTTACCCAAACAGTTATTTTAGGTAGTGCAACCTTTGTTCCTTTCATGCAATTGAATTCCAATGATCGAAGAGATATTATTGAAGACATTCTCGACATCAAAATATTTTCTGCCATGAATGAAATTCTTAAAACAAAATCTACAATACTGAAAGAAGAATTGTTTGAGAATGAAAAAGAAAGAGAGTTACAAGATTATAAGATTGATTTGCAAGAAAGAAATATTCAACAGTTGAATGAAGATAAGTCTGCCTCTATCAAACAAAACAAAACAAAAATTAAAGACAAGAGACTTCAACAGAAAAAAATACTATCTGAAAACGAGAAGCATGATAGTCAACTAAACACACTTGCACTATCTATTGGTGATGAAGTAAAGGCAGTAACAAAGAATAAAAAATTAGAAAAGTTAGACACTCAACTGCACAATAATATTTCCAAAATCGAGGGTGATATTAATTGGTTTGAGAGTAAAGATGTTTGTCCTTCTTGTCAACAAGATATTGAAGATGAACACAAACACGAAATAATTTCTTGTAAAAATACCAAGAAAAAAGAAATAGAAAATGCCTTGTTAGATCTTCAAAAAGAGTTGGATTCAACACAAGAAAGAATACAAGAAATTGAGACTATTAAAAAAGAAATATTAGAGCTAAATAATAAGAAGAGTTCCAATATGAACACTTTTTCTTTTATCCAAGATAGTATTGATGAAATTGAAAAAGAAATTGAGGATGCAGAAAGTAATAATGACAATATGAATTCTTTAGAAGAGGAACTAAAAGAACTTAGAAAACTGGCAAAAGATTTAGATTCCAAGAGAAGAGAATTAGTAGATACTAGAAATTATTATAATGTTGCCTCTCAATTCCTAAAGGACACTGGAGTAAAAACTTCTATTGTAAAATACTACTTACCAATTATGAATAAGTTGATAAACAAGTATTTGCAAGAGATGGATTTTTATATTAATTTTACCTTGGATGAAAAATTCTCTGAGAATATTAAGTCTAGAGCGAGAGAAAACTTCACATATCCTTCTTTCTCTGAAGGTGAAAAAATGCGTATTGACCTTGCACTTCTGTTTACTTGGAGAGAAATCGCTCGTATGAAGAATAGTGTTAATACCAACTTACTTATTCTTGATGAAGTGTTTGATAGTTCTTTGGATGCAACTGGAACAGATGAGTTTTTAAAACTGCTAAATACTTTAGGTGGTAATAATGTTTTCGTTATCAGTCATAAGGGTGATATACTATATGACAAGTTTCATAGTGTTGTTAGATTTGAAAAAGTAAAAGGATTTAGTAGGATTGGACAAAATATATAATGACAAGTAAATTATTATTGGGTGATTATAAAAAATGGATTGGTGAATTGGAATATGATTATCTTTTTACAAGTCCACCAGACTTTGAAGAAATAGGTATAGATCCATCTAAACCAGACCTTTATCAAGATTTTTTGATTGAGGTTTTTAGTGCGTCCAGCCCAAAAAGTAATGCGTTTACTGTTGCCTTTACCGACAGAAAATACAATGGTACTATTGTTCCCAAATCTAGTATTATGAAACACTCAATGAGTTGTTTGGGTTATAACTTATTGACTCATAAGATATGGGTTAAAAGTGAAAAAGTCGATTTGTATAGATTAACATACGGCAATGTAATGACTTTTGGTAAAGGTAAAGTAAAACAGTATATGTCAAAAGAATTTAAACCAGATGTATGGTTTGATGGATATGGTGAAAAATATAAAAAATATTCATATGGAATGCCAATATCTATTGCAAAAAGATGCATTTTGAATTATACTAAAGAGAATGATATAGTTTATGATCCTTTTATGGGTAGTGGCACAACCGCAGTTGCATGTATTAGAAGTAATAGGCAATATTATGGTTCGGAACTTTTACAAGAAACATATGATTTGTCTCTTGAAAGAATTGCAGACGAACACAACACATTGATTGGACATTTTTGATGAAAACAGATAGTAACAAAGAACTTTATAATTTTTTAAAAATAATTACAAATGAAAATAGATTGCCTGTCATGGATAGTACACTATTTACTATTGCGACAGAAAAATATGGTCGTGATGTTTTTAGATCAACAGTTGCAGAGTATATAACAAATGAGAAACCTCTATTTCCATATAAAGAGTTTTCATATGATGAACTTGTTTCTAAATTTAGAAAATTAAAGTCTGCAGATTATTCTGACTATATCTCTCCAGTAGAAAACTTACAAAAAGAGGTTATTGAAAAATATGATGATTACAAATATTCCTTTAAAGAATATGGCATTGGATTGATTGATGCCCCATCTGTTTTCAATGAAGTGAGTGATTATTTTCAAAACAAACAAAGAATGTCCTGTGGTTCATATGGGTACAAATCACCAGTAGATAGATGGAACGAGGGCGATAACATTTGGGGGGTGCTAGGCCCCATATGGCGAGGCGTGAACGATAGTTGGGAACTAACCAACAAACAGTATATGATGGCGTTTAGACTTGGTACATACATCGCCACGCAGTTTAAACCGTTAGTTGCAAAGTGTATATATGAAATGACTGCCGCAAAGAGAGTTTTGGATACTTCGATGGGTTGGGGTGATAGACTTGCAGGATTCTTTTGTTCAAATGCGACACTTTATATTGGTTGTGACCCAAATCCAAACACATTCAATAATTATAAAATTCAGGCACAAGAATATTCTAAGTTGATAGGCAACGCATATGAAATTGTAGACAAGGAAGATTATTTTGCACTTTATGGTGATAAGAAAACTTGTGTGTTTTATCGTTGCGGTGCTGAAAATTTACCTTGGCATGATATTGGAGATATTGATTGTGCATTTACTTCGCCTCCATATTTTTCTACAGAAAGATATAATGAAGGCGGTGAACACTCTGAAGATCAGTCTTGGGCAAAGTTTAATGAATATGAATCGTGGAGAGATGACTTTTACTTGCCAGTATCTCAAAATACATTTGACTCACTTAGAAGTGGTGGACATATGCTGATAAACATCATGGATCCCAAGATTAAGGGTAAGAGATATCGTTCTGGTGATGAACTTGTCGATATGTTGAGTGATTCGTTTATTGGACAAGTTGGTATGCGAATTATGCAAAGACCTCAAGGAAAGGCGGTATTTTCTGACGAAGATGGTAATTTTGACAAAGAAAAAATGAATACCTTTATGAATAAAATTTATATGGAAAATGTCTGGTGTTTTCAAAAGGATAAGGACGATTTTGACATGTTTCGACATAAAAGAGTGATAAGTTTAGATAATTTTTTCTAAAAACTGCTTGACAAACCCCTTATAATATGAGATCATCATATAGTGATTTGGTTCTCTATATGGGATTTTTGATATGAATGATGTTGTGATGTTCACGAAGAATTCGAAAAGTCTTCTTGCTAAACTAATGGCAGAAGAAGACATTTCGGTTCAACACAAGAATATTGAGACTGCTTACTTTGATGTAAGAAATCGTGTTCTTGCCCTCCCTCTTTGGAAAGATATGTCTGGTACACTTTATGACCTTCTGGTAGGACATGAGGTGGGACATGCTTTATATACTCCTTCAGAAGAAGGCGTTTTAGAAAATGCAATTAAACGCTCTAACAAAGCGTTTGTTAATGTCATAGAAGATGCTCGAATTGAAAAATTGATGAAACGAAAGTTTCCTGGCTTGCGTTCATCTTTCTTCAAAGGTTATGATGAACTCCATGACAAAGACTTTTTTGGAATCCAACAATCCGATTTCGGTAATATGTCATTTATCGATAAAATCAATGTGTTCTTTAAGTATCCTTCGAACCAGTATGACCTAAAGGGTTACTTTACTGCAGAAGAACTTCCACTTCTAAAAATGGTTGCAGAAACTGAAACATTTGCAGAAGTTGCTGATGTTGCAGAAAAAATCTTTAACTTCATTTCAGAAAAAGTAAAAGAAGAAAAAGAAAATCAGATGCAAAATTCTGTTGCACCATCTGATGCAGAAAAAAATCCAGATGCACAAAGTATTGATATTTCTTCTGATAGTTCTGAAGAGATTGAAGATACTGACGGTAGTGGTGATGCGGATCAACAAAAAAATTCAGAAAATGATAACGAAGGTTCTGAATCTTCTTCAGAAGAAAAAGTTTCTGCAAATGGTGATAATATAGAACCATCAGATAGTGAAGAAAAATCTACATCATCTACCAGTGGGAAAGAAGGTGGCTCTGGAATTAATGACAAAGAGTTTGCTTCTCAGACAGCAACCGACCTTGCAGATGCACTTAAAGAATTGATAGATCATGAAGCATCTATCACATATATTGATATTCCAAAATTCAATGCAAATAATTATATTACTCAGTGGACAGAAGTGCGTGATGATCTTGCAAAGAAGTTGAATATGAGTTTGATTACAACTGAAAAAATGAAGAACTACTGGACAAACTCATATACTAATCTTCTTGCAAAACATAACAAAACAATTTCTTATCTTGTAAAAGAATTTGAAATGAAGAAATCTGCCGATGAGTATGCAAAAAGTTATATTGCAAAGTCTGGTAGTATCAACTCTAACAAACTTTGGAGTTTCCAGTTAAATGACGATATCTTTAAAAAGAAAAATGTCATTCCAGAAGGTAAAAACCATGGTATGGTTATGCTTGTTGACTGGTCAGGTTCTATGCATCGCCAGTTGATTAAGACGGTAGAACAAACAATCATTCTTGCAACGTTCTGTCGCCGTGTTGGAATTCCTTTTGAGGTTTACAACTTCAGTGATCAAAATCGTTCTAAAGTTGACAAAAATGAAATTTTGGAATCCCTAGAAGTAGGTGAACATGTTTTGAGTCAAAATGTAAAACTTCATTGCATGTTGTCTCATAAAATGAAAAAGTCTGAATTCTATGAAGCATGTCGGCAATATATCAATCTTGCATATGCAAATGTATATCATATTTACAGTGTAACTTATGAACTAGATCAATACCGTATGGGCGGAACGCCTCTTAATGATGCTTTGATTATTCTTGATAGAGTAGTAGATAAGTTTCGTAAAGAAAACTCAGTGCAGAAAATGAGTTTTGTAGTTCTGACAGATGGTGAGGCAGGAGATCATTTCCAATATATTGATGAAACTCCTGATGGAAAAAGGTGGATTTCTCATAAAGGATTTTCTTGGCACCGGACTCACAATTCTAGTACGGTTTTTGTGAAGGATAATAATACAGGAACATTCTTTTCATATGATACAAAAAAACATACTCAAACTGATGCATATTTGAATTATATGAAAAATAAACATAAAGCCTCTTCTATTGGGTTTTATGTTGTGAATAAGATTGGAGACTTAAAATCTGCTATCTACAAGTACATGGGTAGGGATACAGACTCGACTGATGTTTCAAAATACCTAAAAGAGTCTCGTACAAATGGTTTTTTGACAGCTACTAAGTGTGGATATGATGAATACTACATTCTTGATATGCGTAACCAAGGTAGTGAAGATGAGTTGGAAGTTAGTGATGATATGACTAATGCAAAAATTGCAAAACAGTTTGCAAAATTCCAATCCAAGAAAAAAACCAGTCGCCAACTTTTAAATAAATTTGTCGATTTAGTGAAATAATTGCCAAAAACTATTGACAACCCTAGTAGTTTTTGGTATTATGTACTTGTAATGATGATTTGTGAAACCTTCCCTGTGGAGAATATATAATGTGGAATAAAGACAAAAAGGTAGAGTTCCTTTCAAAACTCCAAACCAAGTATGGCAATGTTGTTCGTAAAAAAGACATCCTTGCAGAGGCAGAAAATTTTGGTGAGGCAATCCCTCAATGGTTGTGTAAAACACAAAACCGCCAAGGACATGGTTCCTATAATGTAATTAATGTGTTCAACATGCTTACGGGTAATGTTGTCCCTATTAAAAAAACAAAAGAGTCGGCGGTATCAATGCCAAAACGTGATACAGAATCATTGGTTCCAGAAAAAGATCCAAACTTTGTTAAGTTCGGATTCTACAATGATATGAAAAAGATTCTTTCATCAAAAATCTTTTATCCTGTTTTCATTACTGGACTTTCTGGAAACGGTAAAACCTATGGATCGCAACAGCTTTGTGCTCAACTGAAACGTGAATGTATTACGGTTCCAATTACTATCGAAACTGACGAATCAGATTTGCTGGGGGATAAAACCCTTGTTGATGGTAATGTTGTCTTCTCGCAAGGCCCTGTTGTTGATGCAATGGAACGAGGTGCAGTTCTTATTCTTGATGAAATTGATCTTGCATCAAATAAGATTATGTGTCTACAGTCCATCATCGATGGTAAGGGAGTTTACCTAAAGAAAGATAATCGTATGGTTTATCCTGCGCCTGGATTTACAGTGATTGCAACTGCAAACACAAAAGGTAAAGGTTCTGATGACGGACGGTTTATCGGTACTAATGTTCTGAACGAGGCATTCTTGGAACGATTCAAAATTACCTTTGAACAGGAATATCCTACTCAATCAGTAGAGAAGAAAATTCTTATAAACCATCTTACTTCTTTTGGTAAGGTAGGTACAGAAGAAACAAAAATCATCGAAGACCTTACTACTTGGGCTTCTGCGATTCGCCGAACCTTTGAAGAAGGTGGTATTGATGAGATTATTTCTACTCGCCGTCTAGTTCATATTGTCGAAACATATTCAATCTTTGGTGATGTGTTCAGGGCAGTAGAACTTTGTACAAATCGATTTGATGAAGATACAAAGTCATCGTTTGTTGACCTGTTCACTAAGATTAACGGTGGTGAAGATGTTATAAACATGGGAACTGGTGAAGATGAACTATTTAATGAGGAACCATTTTGATAAATTATAAATTCAACGAAGATGTATTGCTCGAAGAGATTCGGGCATACATCGACAATACATATAATCAACACTATTCGCAAGGTAAATTCCAATCTACCGAATTCATTATGGATAATGGTTTGGGCGAAGGATTTTGTTTGGGAAATGTATTGAAATATACACAAAGATATGGTAAAAAGGGATCACCAGAAGATCATAGAAAAGATATATTAAAAGTGATTCATTATGGTTTACTGGCATTACATAATCATGATTTAACTTATGGAGAAAATATAAATGAGATTGAGTGAAACAACCCAGAATATTCTAAAAAATTATTCTACTATTAATCAGTCGATTTATCTTAAAAAAGGTAATCGACTTTCAACTATTTCCGTGATGCGAAATATACTTGCAGCTGCAGATGTGACAGAAGAATTTCCAGTAGATTTTTGTGTTTATGATTTGACAAAGTTTTTAAACCTGTTGTCAGTATACCCAGAACTTGAATTTCACGAAAAGTATGTGATGATGTACAATGGTGAAAAGAATTATAAGTTCTATGCTGCAGAACCATCTATTATTGTATACACAGAAAATACATTTGAACTAGATGGTTCAGAAAACAATCCAGCGAGTTCTAAACCTTCTCCAACATGGGATATCGATGTTAGTATTTCTAATGCAACACTTTCTACAATTAA